TCATCTGCAGATAATGATTGGTATAAGTGGAAACTACTTGCAAATAGAGGTACTACAACACCGAGTGGAAGTTTAATTCGTATGTATGATGGTAGTACTAAACAAATACAAGATGTAGAAGTTGGTGATGTGGTTAAATCATATCAACCAGTTGGAATGAGTTTAAGTGACCACGATTTTGCAGCATATTCATCAACAGATTTAACCAATAGTGTTTCGAGTGGTTCAGTTGTACTTGAGGTATCTTCTAATGTACAGCCAGAACATTATGTAATAAATGATACTTATAAGTTTGGTTGGATGGGGATGATATTTGTAAAACGAGCAGGCGAGTATAAGTTCCTTAGAGGATTTGAAATTGAAGTTGGTGATGAACTACTGGATAAAGATGGTAATCTTGTAGAGGTAACATCAACAGTCGAAGTAACTAGCGATGAAACTTTCTATTCATTAGATGTAGAGGATATTGATACTTATTTTTCAAGTGATATATTAGTTCATAACTTACCACCAAAAGGACCTTAAAGAGTAAGTATGAAAAAAAATAATGGTTTTAAGTATTATGTTGAAAAGGAAAACTTTCTAAGTGATTCAGAAATAGATTTTATTAAAAATAAAAGTTTTGGTGAATCTCAACACACAATCAATACCAATGGTAGTAGAGCCGAACTTGTTGGTTTGGGTGGTAGTGAGGTTAGAGATTACAGAAAAGCAACAGAGTTCCAAATAGAAAGTAGTAAAATTACTGATAAAATATTAAATCTCACTAAGGTTGCTAATAAACTACATTTCAATTACGATATTGATTGGGATTCTTACGAGAATTTCAAACTATTAAAATATGTAAAGGGTGATGGGTATGGATGGCATCCAGATTTTGGTAAAGGTGATGAATCAACGAGAAAATTAAGTGTTATAGTTCAATTATCAGATGGTGATGATTATGATGGTGGAGATTTAGAGTTTGCATTAACAACCAAAGATAGTGATAGTTTTGTTAAGGGTACGAGAAAAAAGGGGAGTGTAATTATTTTTAATCCATTAGTAATACATAGAATTACACCATTACTTTCTGGCTCAAGATATTCCATCGTTGGTTGGTTACACGGAGATACTTTTAGGTGAAAGAAAACAATGATTTTAAATGGTTTATACATTTACCATTTCTTAGTGTAGAACAATGTAATGATTTAGTAAAAAAAGTTAAGGGTGAAGATAGTTGGGTTCAAGGTGGAACATATAATCCACAAGAAGAAGAGCCTACAAAAGTTAATCCATCTCACCATCGTGATTGTAATGAAATATATTTATTACCAGAATTAAATAGTAATATAAAGAATGATTATAGTTGGTTGGTAGATAAACTAAATACTATAGTAAAGATTACAAATGATAGGGTTTGGAAATTCGATATTGAACGAAATCAAGGGGATTTTAGAACTATTGAATATCAAAAGGGAGACCATTTCAATTGGCATTCGGGTACAGATGCTGGAATACTATCATTAAACAAAATAACTTGCTTGATTCAAATATCCGACCCAAAAGATTTTGATGGTGGTGATTTACATTTTGCATTTAGTAATGAAAAAGAAGATTTTTTTAAATGTCCATATAAACAAGGATATTTATTTATGTTCCCATCGTTTACGAACCATATGGTTACACCACTTAAAAGTGGAGAAAGATTTATAATGAGAGAAACCTACATAGGAGAACCACTAAGATGAAAAAGAATGAAAACTTTCAATGGTATATGACAAAACCAAACTTCTTTACACCAGAAGAATGTGATGAGTTTATTGAAAGGGTTAAAAGTACGGAAAAGGGTGAGACAGGTTGTATAGAACCACATATGGGTTCAGACCATAATTTAGAATTTAGAAGTGTTAAAGAATGGTATTTACATAAAGATATGAGAGATTATGCAAAGGGTGATTATTCAGATATACAACAGAAATTATTTCTATCTGCAAAAGTAATGAATCAGTTATCTTGGAACTTTAATATTCAAGAAGTAGAAAACAATATAAAAATGATTCAGTATAATGGAGAGACTGAAGATTTTTATACTTGGCATTCAGATTTTAATGCAGGTCAAAGTTCTTTAAGAAAGTTAGCGTGTATTGTACAATTAACAGACCCAAGTGAATATGAGGGTGGTAAAACACAATTTGCTATACAAGACCCACATTCTATGGAGTATTATACAATTCCACAAGAAAAGGGAACTTTAATTGTATTCTCACCAATATTTTTTCATAGAGTAACTCCAGTTACAAAGGGAATACGACATTGTATTCAAGAATTTATAATAGGTGATACCTTTGTATAAACCAGTAGAACAGAACTTTACACCTAATCCAAATTTTAGATGGTGGGTGGATAGAAAAAACTTTATTACTCAAGAAGAGTGTGATGAGTTTATAACACGAATTGATAAAGATTGTGTGAAGAAACAAAAGGATGTTTACTATGGTGCAGATTCTAATCCTAAGTATAAAAAAGACCCTGCAGTTTGTAACTTAAATGTTGCACTCTATACGGATGAGGAAATATTAACAAAATATTGGAACGCATTTAAACTAGCAAATCAACTTTATTATAAATTTGATATCGGTGGGATTCATAGAAATGAATATACTGGTCATAAATATGAAGTTGGAGATTGGTACACACCACACGCAGATTTTCATCCATCAGATGATTTCAGTATAGTTAAAATGACTGCAGTATTATTTTTAAATAATGAATATGAGGGTGGAGATTTTATATTATTTGATGATACTATAATTGAACCAGAACCAGGTAGATTGATTATATTTCCATCATTTGCAGGACACCAAGTTACACCAGTTACTAAAGGTGTAAGGTACACAAGTGTTTGTTGGGTTGCAGGAAACACTTTTAAATAAATTAAATTTTAGAGATTATATTCTCTATTTATATACATCAAAAGGTTATTATGGCAAAAACAAAATCGTTATTCGACCACATAAAACAAATTACTAATGTTCAAAATACTATGTATTGGGACTCCTTATCAGATGCTGATAAAAAAACTTGGAGTAACTATATGGTACATCGATTTCTTAGTATGAAATCTGAATGGTTAGAGGTTGTAAATGAGATACAAAAGTATTGGGAACTAAAACCAAAGAATTTGTATCAGTTTTATATTGACATAATACCAAGAGGTAGAACATTTCTTAGATATACCAAATCTAAAAAGAAATCAAAAGTTGAAAAATGGGCTATGGAACATTTAGTGGATTACTTTGAATGTAGTACACGAGAAGTTGAACAACATTTGGATATATTAACAAAACAACAAGTAACAAGCATTATAATGAGATATGGTGTGGATGATAAACAATTAAAAAAAATATGGAGTAAGTAATGGCAGAACAAGGTTTTAAAAAAGAAGAACAATTCGCAATGTCAGAGATGGAGTGGGGTGTTAATTCAAAAACCAACACTACCTATATGAATTTTGAATTTGATATTGATAGTTTGTATAGTACGATAGTTAAGTTAGATTATTTGGTAAGAGTAAATCCACATTTGAATGCTATAAATCTTAATATTGCTTCCTATGGTGGTGATGTTTATGCTATGTTAGGATTGGTAGATTATATACACAATATGGATATTAAAGTGAATACACATTGTGTTGGAACTTGTATGAGTGCTGCAGCAGTTTTATTAGCATGTGGTACTGGTGAAAGAACAATGACAAAACATTCGACTGTGATGGTACACGAGGGTTCAGCAGTAGAGGTTGGTAAATCTACAGATGTTATGAGAGGTGTTGACCACTTAAAGGAATTAGCAAAAGATATTAATGAGTTACTTGCAGAAGTAACTAACAAGGATGTGAAGTTTTGGAAGAGAATGAATAGAAACGATACATACTTAGATGCCGCACAATGTTTAGAATATGGTATCATCGATAAAATTATTTAAAAAAGTACTTGACTCTTATATGAAAAATGTCGTATATTCAAGTATGAAATCGGAGTAAAATATGAGTGAAACATATATAAAAGATAAATCTACAAAACAAGTAGTTGATAAAACAAGTGCAAATATTATTGCACAGATGGAAAAAGAATGGCCAGAGATGACTACAGAGTTTCGTAGATTACAACGAGAACAATATGAATTGTTCCTACACAAACAACACGATTATGGCCCAGGTAATATATCAGTTGGTTCACCACTAAAAACAGAAGAGGATATTAAATTATCTCTTACTGGTTTATGGTTTAGGATGAACGATAAAATACAGAGGTTGAAAACTCTATTGATGAGTGGTAGGGTAAATGCTGTAAAGGATGAACCAATGGAAGATGCGTTCTTAGATGTATCTAATTATGGTATTATGGCAACAATTGTTAAAAATGGAAAATGGGGTAGATAATTGGCCAGAATAAGTTATAGTCAATTTTCACAATGGGATAAATGCCCACAAATGTGGAAACTTAACTATGTAGATAAACTCGGTACATTCGAGGGTAATATCTACACGGTCTTTGGAACTGCGGTTCACGAAACAATCCAAGCATACTTAGTTTGTTATTATGAGAAAACCATAAAGAAAGCAGATTCACTTCCATTAAAAGAAATTCTACTATACAGAATGGAAGAAAACTACAAGAAGGCAGTTGCCTCTTCAGAAAATGAATTACCAATAACTTTGCCAGAGATGAAAGAGTTTTACCAAGATGGGTTAAATATTATTGGTGAGTTCTTAAAGTTAAAAAATAGATACTTCCCTAAAAAAGACCACGAGTTACTTGGGATAGAATTAGATTTGAATTTTGATTTACCAAACCAAATGAAGTTCATTGGGTATATGGATGTAGTTATACACGATAAACGAAGAGGTAGAGTTAAGATTATAGATATCAAAACATCTACGATGGGTTGGAACAAA